CCACGTCCATTTGCACATCACGCACCTACTGGCTGGCCTGTGCCGCCCTTATTGAGCACCTAGCGCCGTATAACGAGCGAGACTCTACCGGCGCATAGCGTCGTAGATCCGCTCACACGTTAACCCCGCTACTCGGGCACGGTCTGCAATTGCTGCAAGCTCCGTAGCTCGATCGCTAACCCGGCCGAGCATGTAGGCGAGCAGATCGGCGCCAGCGGCCCCTGGCGGGCTTCCGTTGGCAGCGGCGGGATCTCGATCTGCTGCGGCACGAGCCAGCGCGTTTGCGCGGGAGCGCAGCCGGTCACGCTCATTACGAGCGCCAGCGGCATCAGCAACCGCAGCAGCAGCCAGTCGTTGGGCTTTATCACGCTCATCCTCCATTGCGGCAGTGCGCCGTCTTCCTTCCTCTCTGGCCTCCTCGATGGCGGCCACCGTTGCCTGCGCCTGACCATCACGCTCGATGGCAAATGCCGCCGCCTGTGCGGCTATCACGGCATCCTTGCGCCATCCCTGGGCCATCCAAGCGGCACCAGCGGCCAGCGCAGCAATCAACACCATCGCAATCACTGCAAATCGGACAGGCATATCCGCATCTCCGCATCGCGCCGCCGCTCAAGGCCGCGCAGCTTGTTGCCGCCCGCGTAAACCCACCGCGGCAGCTCACGGCAAGCCCCGGCCAGATCACCAGCGCGCAACTTGCGCGTCAGCGTAGACCCGCCGTATGCACCAGGCCCGACGTTGTACACAAAGCTGGCCAGCGCCACCCGCACGCTGTCCGGCAGCGGGCGCGGCACAGATCCGTCCACTACGGCGAGCGCCCGGCGCACCTCCTGCTCAGTCAGCGCATCGCATCGCTCAGGCGTGGCCACGTCGCCCAGCTTTACCCCGTGCGTGTAGCCCTCGCAGATCGTCGGGATTCCGATCGGGTCAACGTAAGCCACTAGAGAGCGCCCCTCCCAGGCGGCCACCAGGGCGATGGCTGCCGACACAACGCCTGCGGCGATCTTCCCCTTATCCATGGCGACCCCGGCGCACAATGGATACCACCCATGCGCAGGCTCGGCGGAACAGTGCGTTTTTTTCGTGTAGCTCCGGCAGCTTGATAGCGATCAGGATCAGCACATAGACCCCCCACAATACGGGCACTACCGCGCTAAATGTCGCCAGCCAAGCAGCAACGCCAGTCCCCGCGCTGATTGCCAAATTCAGCCCATCATTGTTCATTCGGATTGTCCTTTGTGGCATGGCTGCCTCTTTGTGGGCGTAAAAAAGCCCGCTCTAGGGCGGGCTGACACAGTATTTTGAGAAGCTGGCTTACGCCGTCGGTTCAACCGGCCAAACTGGGGATTCAGCTGAGACGTCAACACGCGACAACTCGACCCGATAGACGCGCCACAACTTTAGCGCCGCAACCTCCTGCTCCGTTGCGATGCCTAGGTCAACAGCATCCTGCAGTGTCGCGATATGCCCGTTAGCATCCGCTGTCATTTGCGATTTCTTGGCGATATTTCCAGCTACGACCGATGCGCGCCAAGCCGCCTCATCGCGAACCCATGCGCCAGAGTTCCACACGCTCCATGGATCAGGCCGGGCCTCGGTCGTAAGCCACCCCGGGATCGGCCCCAGGCCAGCATACGTGCCATCTTCGCCATGCTGGCGTCCTGGCTCGTAGGCTTGGCCGTCGCTAGTCCGATACAAAACCGCCCCTCGATTATCATCGACGGCCAACCAGCCCGAGTGATCCTCTCTCGGCCGGAATGCTTTCCCGGAGACCAGCTCAGGCGGAGCGATATCCACAGCCCCACCAGGTATGAGGTACACGCCAGACTCAAGTGGCGACTCGTCAGCGACCGTCGGACGGCAATAGCAGCCGTCGGCATCAAGCTGTGATACGACCTTGCCCGAATTAATACCAGAAGCTTCCATGTCTTTTCTCATTAATATTTGATGCAAGCGAGTAGCGCGACGTTGCGAGAGCGAGTCTCTGCGGCAGTTCTTGCGGCTTTGGACAAATCAAAATTTACAGACCCGCCGGAACCAGACGCGCCAGAACCATATACGCCTGTCGATTGGTTCGCGATAGAAAAAACGCCGTTGGCTGTTATCGACCCGCCAGCGCCGACCATAGTCCCAAACGCGCCTGTCACGTTTTGCAAAGAATCTTGTTGCGCACTGCCAAATGCGCGCCCCGGGTCAACGCCACGTCCGTCATCCCAGCCTCGGGGGAACTCCCCGCGAAGATCAGGCAACACGATATAAGCGCCGCTCGTACTGCGCGTCGTTGTTGGGTTAACTGGGTCTGTGCAGCGATACCCGAAGATCGCCGTCGCGTTTAGAGCGTCGCCACAGTAAATATTTGCTGCGAGTGCCGCATAAGCAGCAACAGACACGGCCGCTCCATTAGCCTTTAGCCAGCCAAACGGTGCATTGCTCATCGCAAAATATCCTACGATCCCAGCTGGCAATGCCTGATAAATGGAAGTCTGCACAAACGCTGTGTTCGCGAGCTGAGTGGTATTGGTCCCAGGCGCAGCGGTTGGAGCGGTTGGCGTGCCGGTAAAGCTTGGGGAGGCAGCCAGAGCGGCGATAAAGTTGATCTTCAAGGCGTCGATGTCACCATTATCCATGACATCTTTGCCTGATTTTTCAGAAATATACTGGCCGATCATTGCTGCCACAAAGGCAGATTGCCGCGCAGCCTTATTCACCAATTTTGAACGAGCAACCCCCGGGATGTTGCCAGAAATGCGCTGCGGGTCCGCACTGTACTCATCCTGCGTTAACACATTAGTGTCGGCAGTGGCGAACTGGAGAAGCTGATTAATTGCCATTTTTACGTTCCCGTCGTTATTTCAATGCCCCAATTCCCGGCGTCCCAGCCCGCCAGGGCTGTGCTCTCTGCATCCCAAGCCAGCAATTGGCCATCAACTGGGGTAATGATGTAAAAATTGATGCGCACGCCCTCTGGCTTCAAGGGCAGATAGCCATTCGTCAGAAGTGCGCGAGTTACGATATCCAAAGGCTGGCCGGCAATCGCAACCGACATGGACATGTCTTGGTTGTCTTGGATGATGATGTGGGACTGCCCGCCAAAAGCCGCATCCCAGATCGCATACGCACCCGGGATACTCCCATCCCAAGAATTTGCGGCAACCTTTGCCTTCAGTAGCGTTCGATAGGATTCGTCCGGGAGAGAAATGAGGCCAGACTCAGGGTCGAATTGGCCTTTCCAAAGTCCGGATGACCACCCGACATCAGCCGTATCATCCCAGGTGAAATACAGCCCGGTGAGCGGTATATCAACGAACCGTGAGCGCCCGATCCATTGACCAATGTGGTCTAGCTGGGCTCCTATGGCAGCGTCAAGATCAAATGCTTGCGTATAGCTGCCGAGGAAATGAAACAGAGAGCAGAATGGCTGTGTGTTGTTAAAAACAACTCCCATGAACTTAGGGCGCTGGCTGTGTTCGCTCGTGATTTTGGCTGTGTATTTATTTTCAGCCATTGGACCCTCACGCTGTTACGTTAAGAGTTATGCCTGCAGCATCGCACTCGGGCAACTCATCGATGCTGATCTCCACGTTCTCAGCTGCAGGTGCGGCATTATCGCGAGCTACAAGGATCGAAGTAATGGAGAACGTCTCTCCTGATGCTTGCCCTGGCAGGTTTGCCGGTGTGTACAGCTTCGTATACAGTACGTCAGCGCCTATCCCAAGCGCGTTTATATAAGAAGCGACAGCGGCTTTAATCTGATCGCCATAGGGCGTTGAATACCCCTGCAAGGCTTGGATATTAACGATAACCGAAATCGAAACAACCTTAGGCCGGAAAAAACGGATGGTATTAGGCACTCCGTACGCGTCGTAAACCATCACCTCAGTGTTGCCGTGTGTATATGTTCCCGGGGTTTTATGAACGGCAATCGCCTGCGCGATCTCGAAAGCATCCCCCCCTTCCGCAACTATCGCAATAGAGTGCGGCGGGAGCCCGTCCGCAGAAATAGCATTTGCGTCGTTCTCATAGCCTTTGAACCGCGTGACACCCCTGACATTCCCAACAGCACCAACGGTTCCATCAAGCACTGATCGCGACGGCAAAGCAGTGGAAAACGTTTGCCTGTTCCGCAGCTCGGCGTCAGTTTCCACCGCGGCTCCTGGCGTAGCGGAAAGCGGGTTAGTTACCGACTGCCAGCCTCTAGTGGGCGTTCCAATGCGAGTAATTGAGCCCGGAACTGCTGAAATAGCGCCGAAATTTTGCGCAGTTGCAGTGACAGTGACTGCGCCAGATAGAGGGATAGTCACAGATGGCGGCAAACTCCAGCGGTTATTAAAGTTATCTAGGGCCTGGCCATTTGAGATTACCGTACCTGCCTGTCCAGTTACCGTGAGGTCTACTGTAGATTTCGTGGCTACACGCCGCCGGATGCCGTTAATCTTCACATTTGCGGATAATCCAACCCCTTGAGAGGTGCCAGGGGAAAAGGAGTTGTAAACTGCAGAGGCAAGTGACACGCAGTCATAGAAAGCAAGGGCAAAAACTCCGATCAGTTGACCGTCCTGGGAGTCTTCCTCAAGATAAATGTCGTTGCCATAAATCTCACGATACTTTCTTTTGATGTAATCAACGACGTCTTGATACGTAGGGCCATGAAACCCGGTTTCGTCGATATACGGCGTAATTGGAGTGCTCATATTGTCTGTTGAACCTGTATCTGGCCGTACGCAGTGGTGATCGTGGCGGTAACGGAAAGCTTGCGAGCCTCGCGATCCAGAACGCTTCTATACGCATCTACCCTAAGAACGCCGGTCGTTTCAAGAATGCGAGCCATCAGAACCGCGTCGTAGCTGCTATCCGTATTTCGGCCCAAAATAAATGGCAGGTATGGAGTCCCGGCAGCCGTATTCGCAAACCATTCATTTGTCCATAACCTTAATCTGGTTCCAACCGCCTGTGCCGGGGCTTCAGGTACGTCTCTGTATAAATCTGCCTGACCATTCCCAAAAATATAATCACCAGCCTCATCCAATTTTCGATAGCGCATTTCCACCTCATACAACTTCCCCGGAATTGCTAGCCCCGGGCTGGACTCCAGAATGGCGGTGAGTGTCGTCTACGCGTTTACCGTTTGCGATGATCTGCCCAACCACGTTAAAAATACCGGTAATTTCTGCAGCACTTCCTGCCCCACCGCTGCCGATCAAACCGGCAACGTAGGTCAACAGACCATTCACAAGGACCTCGCCAGAAAAATTTGACTGCGGAGCTTGGACGTCAAATCCACCCGGCGCCACAATTTTTACCTTCCCAGTTGTTGGATCAAGCTCGATGAAGGTAAGGCCATCGTTGCTCCTTAACTGGGCTGAATTGGTGCTAATACCGTTTATTTTGGTCACTTGCGAAAACAGACCCGGTATTGCAATGGCGTCACTAAGGCTGTGCATTCTGGCGTCCATCGCCGGACCGACTTGCCCTGTTTGCCACCAGCCATCAATGCATCGGCTAGAGAAAACAAGCAAAACTTCATCACCGGCAGAGATGGGGAAGGTCAGAGTGCATCCCCCGCCACGAGGAAACGCTACTGGAACGTCCTGTAGCACTGGCAGATTGACCGTTGAATAAGCGCCCGTGGCTGCCTGTACAGTCCCCTGCACTACCGGCTGAGCTGCCAACGTCACAGTTTCTGGGTCGAAGGAAACCACGATTGCCGGGATAGCAGTTTGCACGCCCGATTGACGTGCCTCCAAAGCAGCTCGAATAGCCTCCTCTGGATCGTTCCAGCGCTCTCGTCTATCCATTATTCGGCACCACCGTAAGAATTGACCTGCTCATCGGGGCTGTTCCATCAATTGCTTGGCAGATTGAATCGGTGTACCAAGACTGGCCGCGCGTATCGCCGATGTGTGTAACCGCTAGAGCCTTGTATTTCCCATCCTGAGCAATACTGGGGAAGTAATTAAAAGCGGTATAGGCAACGTTAATCTGTGCCTCCTGAACACTCCCGTTGTTGATCTGAATGCCGCGCCCAATGAAGATGTTAGGGTTTAACAAGCATCTGACATGAATCCCGTTGATGGTCTGCTCAGGAAACCCGATCAGCCCGGTCTTGGATGTCAAGACAACGGTATCCCCTGGGATATACCCAGAAATCGGTATGAGATACAGCCGGTTGTCATGGATAGACCAAGAGCATCCAACCATCTCAGCCAATTCCCTCAAGCGATCCCGCACCATTCCATAGAAAGATGTGGCTCGCGGGTACACGGTGGCTGGAAACGGTGGCGCATAACCTGCCGTAACCCCGTACAAAGAGAGTTCTTGCAGAAGTGCGTTGTACAATTCCGCTGCCGTCCAGCCAGCTGCAAGCGTAAAGTTGGCGACAGCGAAGTTGTAAGCCATATCGCCATTAGCGGCGGTGATATCCAGATACTTGTCTATCGAAGTTTCTTTGCCGCGACGGATTTGTTTTACATCTCCAGAAAAGATTGTCCCGAAATTGCCCTCGTACCCGGCCCGCAAAGTAACCTTGGCAAACTCTTTCTGGATCCGCTGAGCGGTGTTATCGCTCAAGTTGTAAACTCTAATTTGAGCTGCGGCAGGGGTTTGCACATCAGCAGCCGATATCACAAACTTGAAGTGAAGCTCAGAGATGTCCAACTGGTCTCCGGACGCATTCTCCAGCGCAAGGGCGGACTTACGCAGCCATTGAATCGCCATCGCCTACTCCGTTACGTAATACATCAATGATTCTTTGCCAAGACCATCGTAAGTCGGGTAGATCAGAGCAGCCCCATCAGTGAGCACAACCAGCCCGCCACCGATTCCAAGGTAGTCGAACTGCCGAAGAAGATTTACGCCCGGGATAAGCGGCATGCCGCAAAGAATTGGGTTGTTAAGGCTATCCAAGATATCCAAAACCCAACCCTGCGGATCGCGCCATACGATACGGAATCGGTATTCCACATTCGACAGAACAATCGGGAAAGTCTGAGCACGGTTAGCTAATGGTATTTTGAAGACGTTCATGACTTGCTACCCGGCAGCCCTTCGACAGCATTAATTCCATCAGGAATGGCCAGAAGCGGCTGCGGCTGCTCAATAGGAAATACCTCCACATTTCCTGTTACTTCAGGATTAGATTGATCCTCGTGAGGTGCCGCTGCCGTCAAATATGTCGGCACAGTGATGATCTGACGGCAGATAGCCGAGATATACAGAACATCGTTAGTGATAATGTTCGTCTCAACTTTCAAACTGACGATAAGCATGTTGTTGTAAGCACGCTTACCAGTGATCAGATCGAAAGGCTCCCTCGACTCCTGTAAAGCCAGTAACTTTTGGTAGACATCTTCAACCGAAACTGTAAGGCCGCCCCGCATTACGTTATTGACTGCTGAGCTGTTGGACCACCCATACCGCAGTGCCACTTCAGCCGGTTTCTTGAATGCATGATCCGAAATCGAAGCCCCTTGCTCCACAGGATGGTCCGTGACGATTAAGTCGTCACTGTGAATCTCTTCCACTGCCACATCCGGGATTACATCTGCAATAGATCGCTTGCGCCGGATAAAGATTGAGCTTAGAACGTCACCAACCATCATCGCGTTGCCCCTCTTAAATTCCGGATTGCATCCGACCCGATAGCCCGCTGCTGCCGCGCCACCTCGTTAGCAGTGGCATAAGGGTCTTCCGTGCCAGCCACGCTAATTTGCACGTTTTGAGTAAGGTTTACCGTAGACATTCCAGCAGCCTGCGCGATCATGTCGTTGCTGTAAGGGTTGCGTCCGTTCTCGTACTCCACAACGCCTCGGATAAGTGCAGCTAGCGCAGAGGGATCGGAATTAACGTCGAATTTTGTGCTCGTGCCGATACCCATCTTCTGCGCCAGATAATTGGCGTAGGCGCCGGTATCATTCTCGCTGGCGGGGGCATAGGTGTTGACAATCGACTGAATGCTGTTCAGCCCGCGCTGGCCATAGCGTCGCAACTGCGCGGCCAGTGCATTCAACCCCTCTTGAGCACTGGAAAACGTAGCAAATCGGCCGTTGGCTTCTTTGCTTGCTCCCGCCTGCCCTACATAAACCAGATTGCCAGGGTTGTTATTGCGAATGCCCCGGGGGTCTTTTGAAGAAGGTGAATATCCATCACCAGCCGGTCTCGCCGCTTGGCGTGCTTTGCGCTGATCAATGACAGCCTTTGCGCCTGCCAGATCGCCCTTCAGCAACGCAGCACCAATCCCAGCCAAATCCCCTGCCTCGTCCACCGTAGACTGCAAGAACTTGTCTAGGTTGCCCATCCCCAATTTCTTGAAGATAGGCTCAATGACCCGCCAAACATCCTGGGTTGCATCGCCAAGCCGCTTGAACTGGGCGGCTGCATCCGATAAATCCAGATGGCCGAATGCCTTATCGGCCTCTTCGCCGAATTCCTTGATGTACTTAACTGCATCGCGGACATATGGCCCTATTGCAGTCCCAATCCGGCCAAGCAAGTTCAAGAAACCGCCCGCCGTATCCCCGAGAAGAACAATAATCTCGTTGATCTCTTGAAAGTTCTCGCGCACGAGCCTCTGGAATCGCTGAACGATATCGCCCAGGCCCTTCAGCAGACTCGTGCCGGCCTTCTTGGACAGAATGTCAAACGTCGCGCCCAAGAGGCGCAACTGGTTCATGAACTCCTTGCTGTCCTTGGACGCCTCTTCAGCGTCAAGGCCCGCATCCTTAAGCATCGCCTGATACTCGGCGCTGAACTCGCCCAGGCCGCGCTGCAAGGCCATCAGGGTATTTTCATCGATACCCAGAACGTCCGCGTAAGCCTTTGCCCGATAGTAGGGCATCGCCTTCAGACGCTCCCCAAGATCGGTCAGGACCTCCCCGGTGTCCTTGAGCTGCCCGTTTGCATCGCGGGTCTGCACCCCGATGCTTTGAATCAAGTTCTCCGAACCAGGCGCGCTACGGATCAAGCGCGCAAGGTTTTCCAGCGAACCACGCAGGGCATTCGCTGACGACCCAGCCTGGCCGGCGGCGAACCCCAAAGCCAGAATATTCTGCGAGGATGTTTTTGTGCGCTGGGAAGTGTAGTAAATCTCCTCCAGCCCCGCCGCCATCTTTGCAGTAGCAGCAACAACCGCCGCTGCAGCTGCGGTTGCGGCCGTACCCAGGGCAATAACGCGCTTGGTTGACTTCTCGACCGTTTCAACAAAACGGCGCTCACCCTTGTCGTCGATCTTCCAGCCCAAGCTAACCAGAAACTCGCGGATAATATTCTGGTCAGCCATGCCGTTGCCTCGCTCTATCTAAATTTTCTGCCCTGACATCAAGGGCGTCATTCATGAGTGACACGTCGGCGAGATCCAAAGTGCCATCTTTCAGGCTCTCGTACCTGCATATCCCTTCGAGAACTGGCCTCAAAAGCCAATCCTCGCCGCCCGGAAGCGTCTCGACGCGCACCCCATAGCCAGCAATTACTGGCCGGCGGTAAGGAGTGCGCTGAAAGTATTTCCCAAGTTGACCTTGATGACCTCGGCAGTCAGGCGAAGCAGTCCCACCATATCGATGTCATCGAACATGCAGTTGCCAGAGCTGAACACTGGGGCCGCAGTCTTATTCCCAGTCTTGCGCGAGACAACCCCCAGGCAGGTACCGATGATCAGTTCGGTATCCTCGTCAGACAACTTGGATACCGCGAGAACCATGGGCTCCACGGCCTGTTTGAAGTCAAGCGTTTTCCCTTCAGATGCCATTGCCATATCGGCCAACCCAGTCAGGATCGGTGCCACCCGCCGGGCGACATGCAATTGCTTGAAGGCGCTCAGCTTGCCAATGCTGTACTGGTGACCGCCGTATTCAAAGTCACTCATTTAGAAAACCCCCTGCGTCTTATCGATCTTCCCAGCGTCGAACGTCCATTCAACAATCTGGCCTTCTTTGGCGTATACAGCTTCCGGTTGGCGCTTGAAGGCCACGCCACGGCACACCACCTGCTCACCGGTCCCTGTGATCGACACGGTGATGATGTTCTGACCGTGCAGCAACGAGCTGGCCGTCTGCGCGTTATAGGCCAGCTGCAACTTGGCATTGACCGGGCTTGTCTTCAAAACACGCACAGTCACCGTTCCAGACTTGTCGGCGTGCAGCGAGTGCATGTACTCGCCATCGGCACCAATAGTCATGGTGTTCTTGTCACCGACTGGGGTGATGGTGATCCCTTCCTCTGCCGTCCCAGCTCCGTAGCCCAGGTCGAATACGCCAGTCGGGCCAGTCAAGGTGGCGTTGACATCAATGAAGCTATATGCCTGAGTCATCTGCTACCCCTTAGCGATTGACGTTGATGATGATATTGACGAAGTGAACCGCACCGGCCAACTTGATCGCGCACTGAATCACGGGCGACTTGCGGGCCTCTCGGTCGGCTTGCGATTGCGTAGCGACGGGCGGCGCATAGGTGTAGTAGCCGGCCGGTAGATAATCTCCACGATTCAAGGCGCCGAAGCCATCAGCGTTCCATTGACCAGGCGCGACCAGGCCGTTGGCGACAGCTTGGTCCATGCGCGAGTTGATCGTATTAACGATCTGGTTGATGCCGCCGTCCGTCTGAGGAATCCTGGTCGTGCTGGTGTAAAGCAGGTTGTAGACCGCCGTTTGCACGTCGTTTTGCAACCAGTCCGTGCCATGCACTTCGTCGAAGAAGTACCCGTTGGCCATAACGCCTTGCTGGATGATTGCCGTGTTGTTGTAGTTGACAAAGACGTTGCAGTTCTTCGCTGTCAGGGCAGCCGCCTGGGAAGCAGTCAGGTTCTCGGCACCCACGGCCGGCTCTTGCTTGAACTTGAGCGTAATGACCGTGTTGTTGCCCTGGAAGTTGACCGTAAACGCACGCCCGTACAGCGAGGCTGACGCATAGGGCGAGCTGGACGAGTACTGAATGAACGTGCGCTTCAGCTTAGCCGCTTTCAGCTTACTGGCGATATCCGTGGACAGCGTTCCATCCAGGATTGCAGTGCTTTGCGACGTGACACCGTAGATACGGGTCGGGCTGGCCGACTCGATATAGGCGGCAACCGCCAGATGATCGTCATCGGTTATCGTTGCCGTGGTCGCGGTCATCGACCCATACCACGCCGTCGATGCATTGCCTAGGGCCTGATACGCCTCCAGCATCGTCTCAGCAGCAACGCCAGGCACGGGCACGGCAGATTGTGCTTGCGTCAGGCCAAGAAGGCCGGAAATATCAGTGCCGGTCGTGTTCGCAGTTGCATAGCCCACCGAAGAAGACGCGCCAGTGGTGGAACTCGTGACGATAAACCTGTCGCTTGCCCCATCCCACGTTACAACAGCGCCCGTCAGCAAGGAATTGATCTCTGAGGCGACACCGTTCAGGTTCGTCTCAGCCGAAAAGTCAGCGCCAGTGATGGTTTTTTCAACGCCATCAACAGTAATCTTCATTGAGCCATCGGTAACGCTCGTGAAGTTCGACATTGCCTGTTGCCCATTGGCAAGTATCGCGCCACGCAGAAGGCCCGCAGTCGCGGTTTGCGCCCAGCGGCCGATGTACAAAATCGACGGCTGGGGCGATTGCGAGAAGAACAGATTGGCGGCCAGGTATTCGGCCGCAGTCGCGCCAAAGTCGTTTGCCACACCATCAATGTCGCTGTACTGGCGGATGCGCTCCTGAACGTCAATCACGGAAGATGTGCCGACAATCATCAGGGCGCCGAAGTCCCGAGTAGCAGCAGCCAGCGGGGACATGACTATCTGCACGTTCACTACGTCGCTGACGGGCAATCCTTGAGCCATGGAATACTCCAGAAAAGAAAAAGCCCGCTATAAGCGGGCCTTGGTTGTGTTTGTTCGGGCTAAGGGACGTTGATTGAATTCGTCAACCCGTTGTCTGCCTCTATATCGCCCTGAGCTTCCAGGATGTTCAGCACCGGGTAGGTGCGAACGATCATGCGCCGGAACCTGAAGGACAGATCCCACCGCCTGATCCACTGCTGGTTGTAGAAATCGGCGGCCTGGCGCAAAGGGCCAGACTCGATGAGCGTCAGCCCAGCACGCTTCAGCGTTTCGTTGTTCTGCTGCACGTAAGCGCCGTCTCGCGCCATATCTGCGTACTGCATGGAGTTCGGCCCGTAGAACGAACACAGAACCCGCAATTCCTGCTGCCTCTGAAGCGTGCCGGAGCCATCCCCGGTGCCGTTATGCCGGATCGTCGGGAAGTCCTCGGACAGCGTTTCCATGACGCCGAACGCCACCCAATCAACATTCTGCTCGGGCTGCTTAGGCACAGTCGGTTGCCACCTCGGACGCACGTACTGCCCGTCGATCCCGGTCAGACCCTTTAAATAGGCCTGCAACAGCCGGTCAAGCTGCTGGTCCTGGGTTGGCGGCGTAGGCGCTACGGGAGCGAGATAACCCCCGGTCGCTGATGTATTGGCCATGCCTTACCCCTTCAACGGAATGAGGTCGCATAGCGCCTCTACGAAGCCAGGACCATAGGTTGTGTAGTCGTTGACGTTCGACACCGTGTATTGCCGACCCTGCCATGTCACAAGGTCAGCGTCACGACCAGCGGTACCGGGGATGAGGGTGAACTTGGTACATATCAGGATGGAGCCCTTGATGCGGCTGCCTTCTGCAATCCGGTCGAGGATATCGCCTTGATCGCTGGTTACCACCCCAGAAAAGGGGATGACCTGTTGCGCGTTGACTGCTTCACCATACTGATTCACGGTCTGAGTCTGCCGGGTACAAGTCAGCGTGGTGTCAAGGAAATCCGGATCCAGCAGCACCTCTGTAACGTCGAGTAGAGGCATGGCTATTTGTCCTTTTTCCTGACCACGTAGGTCTGCGAGTTCCGATATTGACCGGTATCCAACAGCGGCTTATCGCCCGTCCTTCCGGCTTCCCGGCGTTTCTGGAGCGTATATGGCGCCAGCGGGGGGAAATCTCCCTCCTGGATGGTCTTGCGCACCGAATTCACAGCCAGCAGACCGGCTGCATGCAAGGATTGATCCACAGCCTGTGCGTCACCATCCAAGGCACGTTGGCCACCACGCTTGAGGATGCCAGCGGCCTGATCCTGGATCGCCTCTACGCCTGGAATCAGGTGAGGGCGCGCCGGGATATTATTTGGAGGAGAGCCGAACTCGTTGATGTAGCCGATCTGAGCATTCGAATACTCTGCATCGTCATCACGCTCTGGCGAGCTATCGGGAACGCCTACAAGCACGTCCTTTTGGGCAATCGAATGCAGCGTCTTGATGATGTCCTGAAGACGATCAACCCTCATCTCAACGCCCATGGATCACCTCATAGCTGAACGCCACCGGCGCCAAACATCTGGATCAGACGCCACAGTTCGATACCGTAGGTGGTTAGATTCCAGAATGTCGCATCCGGGTTGGCCGCCGAACCGGTGTCGTAGCTCACACTGACCTTATCTACCGATTTGGAGCTTTGCGGACCTGTCACTTGACCGGGGATTCCGCCCGCCGCTGAAGCTTGCTGATTCCTGACGGCAATCGCTAGATGGTGAGCGGTGTATAGCTTCACCCCTAACGGCCAGAGAGTTCCCCAGCGGCTTTGGTTTAGCATCGCCTCAGCCATCGTGCTCCAAAGAGTCAACTGGCTATCCGTATACCGGGCAGTATCAGCAAACTCCGGAAAGTCTGCGCGAAAGGCTGCTAGATCCATGGGTTACTCGCTTTCGTCTTTGGGCGGCCGACCCGGGCGTCGGGCCTCCGGCTTGGCTTCCTGAACCTTTTCCGCCTCGATATGCGCCTGGACGAACCAATGGTTCACCAGACCATCATCGATCTGCTGGACGCCTTTCTGGAACTCCAGTTGGCGCCCATCAGGGGCATTGAGGCGGAAGGCCTTGATAACTCGTACCTTAGCCATCCCATCCTCCTTAGATGCCGTCGCGGTAACCGACCGTTTCCGGGTACACGAATTCCACGGCACCCAGACGACCGAAGTAGGTAGTCAGTTGACGCAGATCGCGGTATTCCAGCGGGGTGCGTTGCAGCGGAACCAGAGGGAAGCGCACACGATCCATTTCTTTCGTGTACGCAACCATGCGGTTGGTGTTGCTCGTGCCGCGACCTACCAGCCACTTGAGCGGCTGAATGTCCAGCGGGCGCCCGTTGACGGCATTGCTCAGGCTGTTGACCTTCAGGAATTCCAGGATGCTGATGTTACCAGCGCTGGAGACGATGGTGGACACCAGGCGGCCGTAGTTGGTGGGATCGATCAGCAGGCGTGACGGCATCACAGCATAGGCCGAAGCCGCCCAAACGCTGCTCAGCAGTTCGTTGACATCGGCCAGGATCTGGGCAGCGGTAGCAGTAGCCCAGTTGCCAGTGGTGGCGTTGGCCACATTGGTAACGGCAGCGCCGTTCACCAGGCCAGTTTGACCCAAGCCGACATCACCAATGTAGACCTGCTCATCAATGTCCATGTTGTACTTGAGCTGCATGCCCGCGTACTTTTGCTGATCAACCGGGCGGCCCAGCTTCTGCGCCGATTCCAGTTCGGGCAGCGTCCAGCCCAGTTGCATTCCCCACAAGGACAACGCTTGTGCGGTCTTGCCGATGTCCAAACCGATACCAGTGATGGCGTTGGCTTCTTTGCCAATCCACGCCTTGCCGCTCAGGCCGGTTCCCGAAGCAGCCGCAAAGCTGGAGTTCGTAAACGACGAGAACTCATCGGCCACTGACACATCCTCGCGCAGGTCGATGTCACGGCTCCAGGTCACCGCAGCCAGCGGGGCGTGCAGGTTCTGGTCCAGGCGTTCCAGTTCGCCGACCAAAAAAGCGCCAGCGCTGTCGATCGTGCGCTGATCGAAGGTCATCAGACCGTCACGCGTATACGCACGAATGATGTTGGATTTTTTCATTTTCCCTTCCTATGGGCGTAAAAAAACCCGCCGAAGCGGGCTCTTTGTGCGTTGCGGTCGGTTAGACCTTGAACGAGATTTCCACGTTGCCGTCCGCGTCAGCGGCGGACATGAAAATGCAGCTGGCAACTTCGATAGTGTTGGTGCTATCCGCAGCGGCCTCGATGCCACCGATGGGCTGGTCGGCTGTTTCGTTTGCGACACGCACATAGACCTGGCCATTCAGGGCGGCAGCAGCCGAACCGCGCAGCTTGACAGCGGCGTATCCCCGGCGCAGGACGTCGGCCGGGCCAGTGGCGGGCGGCTGGGCAATGCCCATAGCAGTGGAGGCCGATTGCGTCGGGAAGGGGCGAACCAGCAAGCCATAGACGGCGGCGGCAGCGTCACCCGCGCCAATCGGCACGAACCGGCCGTTGTCGATCTTGCCAAACAGGCCATAGGCGGGAAAGGTGGCGGCCGGGTTGAACAGTTGCGGCTCAATCGTTGATTGCGATTGGCGCGTAACGTCGCCCGGGATGCCGTAGGGCATGCGGTAGAGAATTGCGTTGGTGGCCATTCTTTGGTCCTCAGTTATTTGGCCGAACGGCCGTCCCAATGAGCGCGGTTACGCGCGTTGATTTCGGCAGCCGTCACCGGCCCACCAAAGTCCCGAGTGGTGATGCCGGATCGGATGCCAGCGGCGTTGTTCTGCATTCGGCGGACCTCGGCGGCGCCTGCGAAGATCGCTACCACTTGCTCGGGCTTCATGCCAGCGAAGTCGGCAGTTTTCCCTCCCAGGAAGGGCTCGATAGCCTTTCGGCCTGCTTCCGTGTCGTAGGCGGCGGCCAGGGCTTTGCGTTGGCAAGAGCAAGCCGCATCGGCGGTCATGCCCTTGGCAGCATCGAAGGTCGGCAGCTTGAAGCCAGGCGCCAGGATCTCGGCACGTTCAGCCAGCTTCCGCAGGCTGTCGCCGGTATAGGCTTCGCCTTTGGCCTCGGTGTTGTGCTCGCCCTCTTCGGCGTTGAGGATTGTGTCTTTCGTCTTTTCCTCGTCGTCGTTCTTTTCTTTGTCGGTCGCGCCATCCACTAGCTTGGCGACCATAGCCTCCAGACGATCCATGCGGGCCAAGATGTCGCGGTCCAGGTCGTTGTCAACCTTTTCCTCCGACTCATCCTTTGCTTCCTTCTGGTCCTTTCTCTCTTCGGACTCGTCCATGGTTTCCAGCTCTTCCATGGCTTCTGTCATTGCCGCGGCGTCCCGGGTGCCAAAGGCGCCCCAGAGCCGCTGCACGAGGGTCTTCTTTTTCATACTCGGTTCCTTATCTCCGATTGCGCAACGAGGCCCGCATCGGCCACGCTCCACGAGGGCAACATGGTTGCCGATGATGTTGCGCTGCTCCCCGCGCCCGGGTTCTACCTGCTCGTAATCCGCCTCGTAGCCGCAGGAAACTTCCCGCAGGCCCGACCGGATGTCCTCAATAGCTTGCGCATCGGTGATCAACAGATCCGCAAACAGGTAATCGTTCTCGATGCCTTGACCCTGGCGCACGTTCTGCACCGTACCCACCGCAAGCTGGCGCCATGTCTCAGGCGTCACAAAGTCGTCTGGGTGATCCAGGGTGACCGGCTTTCCTTCAAAGCTGGCAATCGTTTCCGGTCGAAATACTTCTTCTGGGCTGCGGTTGATCTTTATGAGACCGTCTGGGGTTGCCTCTACAGGCACCTCACCATCGGCGTATAGGAGCTCACCGATACGTGCGATAGGCACATCCCGGCAGAGTAAGAAGCCTTCGTTGGTAAGCTCCTGCTTTTCACCAAGTTTCTGCACCGTATAAAAAGGCATCGGCGTCTTGTCGTTTGTCTTTATCGACATTGTTTGCCTAGCTCCAATTAAGAATGCTCCCCAGCCAAATTTAAAGGTCGGGGATAATCGGCTCCGCATAGCAGCGACAGTTCCATATCTCCCCCGGGTGGTGCGCTATCCAATTTGGCGCCGCTGGAGTGCCCTCATTTACGAGAGGTGGGTCGCTCCAGGCGCACACCTTGCCATTCATGGCTTTATGCCCGGGCCTTACATCCGAATCGCCTAAAGTTCGCCATATGTAATGCGTACTGCCGATGTACTGCGCCCGAGCTTGGGTAAGGTGGGCAGCAGTACGAGCAACTTCCGTGCGTGCAATCAGCGTTGCTCGGCTTTCGGAAACCTCGCCGGATCGCTGAATCTCCTTCACTATCTCTGACGCCCTGGTGCTGTCTTCCAACCCCTTGAGCGTCAGCTCATGCACGCGCTTAGCGGCGTCTAGCGGCAGGCTCTTGATGAGGCCAACCTGCTCCGCCAGCAAGCCCCTCATGACCTCGCCCGTCGGGGCATTCCGGATTTCATCTGCCAGAGCCTTGGACATCTCCTTGGCTTTCTCGAAATACGTCTGCTTGTCGCGTCGGTCAACGTCTAGCAACATCTTCTGAGACGTGACCGTGGCCCAAGCCGTCAGCGCGTCCGAATATCGCCGCAGCATGTCGTCAATCGACGGCAGATACTGAGGGTCTCCAGCGGGGAAGCCGTTGATGATCTCCCCGATGTGCCGAGCGACCTTACGCAGTTGGAAGGCAAAGGAATTCTCAGCCTTCCTGGTTGGCACAGGGTTACGCCGGTGCCTCTTGTCGAGCGTTCGGGTCTTGGCCCGGCTTGCCAATCTCTGAGCCAGGTACATTCATTTCTCCCGGGTCAGGTGGGTCATCGTTGGCGGACTCAATGTCCTCGTCGGTGATCTTGGACCAAACGCCGGAAACATGGCTTGCATTACGCAGCTCCGACAGCGCTGTCTTCTGCGTAACCAAACCAGCATCCAAGCCGGTTGCCACAGTATTTGTGATCTTCTCGGCGATCTCTGCCTTCTCGGTGTCGCTTAGCTGCCAAAGAGGGCGGAACTCAAACGAGAAATTTTCATCAGGGGCCGAGCCGAGCTCAGACCGGTGGATCACATCCAGCAACGTGGTTAGACCGGGCCTTAGCTTGCGGTCTTGGTGCTGGCTCACCTGGTCGTAGTAGTTGCGCAGCTCTCCATCGTGGTTTCCGCTAAGACCTGCCGGAGCCTGCCCAAAGAGGCGCACCATGGGAATCTGCGTGGCCCCTGATATCTGCTGACCCATCTGGAGCAGCACGTTATCCAGGCCAGTAAACGAGTACTGATGCGCCTCAAACGTGTCTTTCGCGTCCATGAGGGTCATCCCCTCGTTAGACTGGAAGCGCCGGATCATGTCGATCTGACCCAGCAAGCCCATGTATGCAAGGTTGCCGCTGTCCTGGCCGCCCGCCGCGATGATCTCGCGCAGCCCCTCTACTTTGTATGTGCGCAGATGGGCTTTGTAGACGAGTTGGGCCGTACCTTGGGTCGTGCTGTCGAACGCCAACAGGCGATCCCACAGGCGCTCCAGGACTGACTGGCCCCACAGGTTCTCGGCGATGCGCTGCCAGTAGGGAAGCTCCACGCCATCCATGCGGATCACGCGGGTATAGTGGATAGTCTGGTTGATCAAAGCCTGAGCATCGGCCAAGACGTGGTAATACTTTGGCTTACCCATGTCTGGCCCATATTCTGTCACTAGGTCTTGTAGCGAAGGCTGAACCAGCCAGCGGTCAAGGACTAGGAGGCCCTTAAACTGGCCAGGGCCTACCGTATCAAGGTTGAGCGGCGTCTTAACGTCCTGGCCGTCGATCAGCATCACGCAGATCGCACCGCCATACAGACGCGCCCACTTGGCCGTATCGCAAAGCTGATTCCAGATCTGGAAGCGCTCCATCGCGCTGTTCAACTTCTCGATGTCTTCCGGCCGGCGATCCGAATGGATGTCAATGCCAGCACGGGTCATGTCCTCCGCTACAGCATCTACAGCGATACCGCACACCCAAGACGACCGGTAAGCCGCCTCCATCTGAATGCGGTTTCGGGTGACGTAATCAAAGGTGTAATGACCGGCTTTGCTTTGGTTTGCGGCCTGGATGCCGACACGCGATTCAAAGTTGACAAACGAGTCGCGGGTAGGCTTAGGCGCAGCAGATGCCTGGCGCGCCATCGCCTTTCGTTGTTTGCGATTCATCCGTCTTCCCTTATTTCGCTAGCGCCTCCCACACGCTCAGGGCGCGGGTTGCGGGTTGGTAGCAGATCATCACCGCGTCCGCCAAGTTGGGGGATTTGGTGCCATCTGGCCTTTTGTCGATAACGATCTTGCCAACCGTGTTGACCGTGTAGGTTGGCTGCGACAGTTCCATCGTGAGCTGTGTCAGGTGCTTCAAGTCAGGCGAAATCGAGATGATCTCGTCCGGCTTGTATTCCTGCCCCTCAACCACGGCGCGGTGCGTAGCCTGGAAGCGCAGACGCAGCGCCCACCAGGCTTGAGCCTTGGCATTGGCGAAGAAGTCTTTGTTTTTGCGCTTTGGCACCATCTCGCCATCTGGGTCGTACACCTCTCCAGATCCCCTGAAGGGGTTGGCATGGATAGGCGGCCGATTCGCAGCCCTGCGCTGCCGGTTGATCTCAGCAGCATCCCCACGCACCCCAGCGCCAAGGCCGTCAGCGTCGTAATCCAGCGCATTCAGGCCGTCCGCCTCGCACAGTCCGAAGGCCTTGACGACCGTCTTGTAAATGTCGCTGTCCTTGCCTGACCACATGTCGAGGTTGGCCAGCAGTACCCCGTGACGCATCGCATAGGCGTTTGCGTCGGTGCCCTCGTCAGCCACGTCTAGACCGGCGTACTTACGCCCGCTAGGGTCAATGCCTAGCTTCTGGTGTGCTCCGATAGCAGCTTGCACCCAGGCAGATGGGATAACCACCCCCTCAACAGAAGCCGCGTAGTTGATGTCGATTTCCTGAGCCACCGTCACGGTGTCAAGTTCCTCAACCTGCTTGGCGTACCATGCATCATCCTTGCGCGGATCATCTCGCCAGTGGAACGTAAACACCGGCACACGGCCGCTATGGCGCTTTTGAGCAAACGGATTGCCCATACCGTTGGGGGTAGAGATGTCCTGGCGGCAGTTCGTCGTCTGCGACAACGATGCGTCGGTCAGTTGTGGGCGTTCCAGGAACGCCGATTCGTCTACGAAATAGGCGCTGGTGCGATCGCCTCGGCCGATGCCATCCCCAGATTCCCCGGTGATGATGGAGTCAGATTCCGGGAAGATGATACGCATGTGCGGCGCATGCTTCCCGGAATCCCAGCCACCCCTGAATTCGGCAGGCAGCATCCGCATAAACGTGCGCGCCTTGTCAAACAGCGACTTAGGCGAGCCGATCTTGTCTACGTATTCTTCCTTGCGCGACCCAAAGCCCAGCACCATGCCGTTGTTGTGCAGGCACAGCGTGCAGGCCAGGCCAATGGTCAGCCAGGACATGCCCATGTCGCGGGTCTTTTCGGTGATTCCAGGCTCTTGGCGCTTCCAACGCTCCATGAACCAATACACCCATTCCTCTTGCCTGGGGAACAGCAGGAACGGCACAGACGATGGCAGCCCCCGCTCAACATTTCGCGGGTCCAGCGTCATGCCCCAGTCGATAATGAACTGCGCAGGATGGCTCTTGTAGTAAGCCTTCATGGCAGGCAAGCATGCAGGATTCGCCCTGATACGGTTTAGCCTCTCTATCCGCCACTCGAAGACAGCCTTGTAATCAGGGCTCTTGAAGTCGAATGGGAAAGGAATCGGCATGTTAGGCGCTCATCATTTGCTGATATATCTTGGCCGCTTCTTCCGGGGTGGCAGCCACGGCCGATATCGATTTGATTGGCCCGCCACCAGGGCCGGAATGCTCCACCCGATCCTTGAACATGCCAAGGTGGCGCCCAATATCCACCAGTGCGCCTTTCTTGTCGTGGAACTTGACCTTCAGCCCCTCGCGCCCTTCCGACACCTCGGAAATGGCGGCAGCCGTCGCGTCGTCAATTTCATTGGATGCAACCAAGACCAGGCCATGGTGCACCTCGGTCGTAGGGTTGCCGTCATCATCGACGCCCGCCTGTAGCGTCGTGCTGCCCCAATTGACGACCTTACGAATGTCCGCAAAGCCGATCTTGGCCAGCTCGCGCAGCACCATGTCCTGAGTGATTTCGGTGCGCTTGGAGCGAGCCGCCTGGGCCTCCTGAACCGCCTTGGCGATGTCAGGTTTTGACAGGTTCTCTTCACCTATCTGCCTTGCGGTTTTTTTGCTATACCCCGCCCTGATCGCCGCTTGCGTGGCGTTGAGATCAACGAGGTACTCATCCACGAAGCGGCGCTGCTTTGCTGTCAGCGCCATACGTAATGCTCCAAATAAAAACCTGGCGCTTGGCCGGGTCAGTGAATTGTTTGCCGCAGCGCAGCGAGTTGATCGCCTGCATCCTTCATGTCAGCCATAGCGTGGGCCGTGAAAATTGCCAAGTCGCGGCAGCCGCGGTCAAAGTTCGGCAAGCCACTTGCCCACTGGAACGCAAAATCCGCGTCGCCCACCTTATGACCAAGCCGATCAGCCATCGCATCACTAAAGTTCGCCAGCGCCATGTACACCAGCACAATCGGCAGGTCATCGCCCTCGATCTTCATCTGTGCCCGATCAGCCGCCGTGTGCCACAGAGCCTCAATCTCCTCAGTAGGCAGGTCGATGCCATCGTCAAACAGATCGAAGTGCATTTCACTGGCAACGCCAACTAGACTGAGCGAGTCCATGTTTCACACCTCAAAGCGGAGTGGAAATAAAAAAGCCCGCACGTGGCGGGCAAACCCATGAGAGGCGGGTAAATCTATGCGAGCCGTAACGGGTGCTGGATGCGGGCCATCAGATCGGCAAATCGCTGTTCAAGCAAGGGCTTTTCTCGCTTACGATCCAGCATCAGCCGGGAACCCACCGAGGCGCGAGCCTTGGAGTCTGCATCGGTAGCCAGCAAGGCGTGCATCTGCTGCCACAGCCCCTCCCGGCCCGACCGGATGTACTCGGCCATCGAGTTAAACGCCTCGATGAACGACTCCTTGACGGCGGCGGCTGCGCGGGTCGCGCAGCACATCACCAGGAACATAAATCCGTCCTTGGTCATCTGGACGTCCGGCTCGGGCTTTCCGTTCGCTAAGTCGTTGATTTCAAAGCACTGCGCAAAATTGCGCGCCCTGAAGTCAGCACTACATTCCAGTACCCGAATAGCGCGCAGCACATCACGGTGCCGCTTTTTGAATTTCTCGGCCACGCGGCGGGAGTCGGTCACGAGCCGATCACCGGCCAGCGAGACCATATCTTGCACTTGAGTCAAATCCATATCGCACCTCTCAGGATAAAAGCCCATGAATGCGGGCATCGCTGATCTGAGTCAGCTTTAAGGGACAAGCGCAGACGCAAAAAAGCCCGCGAACCTTTCGGCTAGCGGGCTGCGTTTCTTCAGGGCGCAATTGTCCTGCGAGAATTATGGCACTCTAGGTGGCACTTTTGATAAACCTCATGTGGCACTTTCCACGAGTAGAGAGCATACCCACCTCGCGCCTGGGCTGGCCCCACCCGTGTGATTGAGCCGTTTTGCTCGAGCTCAGCCAACACGCGCAACACACCGTTCCGAATCCGCTGACGCTCGGCCCCTTCCGCCATGGGATTTACGCCCCTGACCAATTCGGCCATTCTGAACTGCCGCCCAGGATACGGCCGCATCAAACCCAAGATCTCCCGCGCGTACTTCATTCAAACATCCTCCACACCTGAATCTTGAAACTGCCCAGCGCGATCTTGTAATAGGCCGCCGGAATGCCGATGAGCTGGCTCGCTGCCTCCTGCCGCTCCTTGATGGTCATATCGCCGTATTCGCGCCGCCTGGTGTATTCAGCCTGGATCACGCGCCGCTCGATCAGCGGCAGGGCTTCGTATAGCGCGTGTACCTTATAGGCGCGGTCGTAGCAGATCGGAACCAGTACATCGCCGCCCTCGTCGTCTGGCTGCCGCGGAAATTCGCAAACCACGGGTGCGCCGTGATCCGGGCGGCCAGGCCCAGGCCACTCTCCCTCCCACTGCGAACGCGCCCAGTTGTGCAGCTCGTCCTCGACCCAG